GCTAAAAAATACATATCTAAGCGTATGCAACCATGAATAACTGCAAGAAACTTAAAAAACTACATTCAGTACTTACTGAAGATCAGGCACTTAGGTGCATTTATTTCGTAATATATAGCTACTATAGCTATATAGCTATAATGCTTAATAGACATATATCTAAGTAATTAAGCATATTAAGCACTATAGCACTATGGCACTATAGCTAATACCGCAAAGATGAAGATTCTGAACAGCAAAGACGCCTACTCCTACAAACTCCAACTGGAGCAGGTGCGTGAGCAGATGAAGATGTTGGAGGAGATCGGCATCTACGATGTGGCAGGTAACCGCATCAGGAAAGAACACCAGGAGCAGTACCGGCAACTGAAGCGCATGGAGCATCACCTGCGTCAGTTGGCGAGTGGCATTGAAAAGCCAACACCGTTCGCGGCAGAGAAGAAGGTGGAGAAGAAGGACACTCGGCCAAGGCTGACAGATGAGCAGAGGCTAGAGATGGCTAGGAAGCTCTCTGAGGTACGAAAGCACCTTGGCCGCTGTGTTGGTACTCTGGAGAAGTAAAAACGTCTCTGAGGTGTATGTACGCCTCAAGAAAGGCATATAGCGATGAAGGATAAGGTAGCAGATATCAGATTAGTAGGAATAGACAACGGATGCGTGGTGAGCGTGAGAGCTTCCAACGCAGAGAAGATGAGGAACTGGGAGAAGCTAAACAGCCCCAGTGCTAACGAAGGCAGGAAGCACAGCAAGAGAGCGGACAATCAGTTCCGCAGGATGAAGTGATGAGCTTACACAAGAGAGAAACAGCAGGAAGGCGATTTTTGGAACCTGGGCCTTGGGACTTACCGCAAGGAGGGCGTTTGATAGGCAAGCACTCCAAAAGCAACCCAACTAACAAGCAGAAAGCTAAGAAGCGAAACAGATGACTTTAATGCAACCGGGCCAACTTCAAGTCCGCTTCCTCAGCGGCTATGTGTTCTAATGGTTACTGACAGTAATGTTGAGAAGGCCCGGTTGCATATTCCTTCCACGAGTTCTCCTGGGATTGCGTGGAATACTAAAGTGGAATTGATAGCAAAAACTTATGGAGACAATAATGAAGATCAGACTGAAGGAGCACAGGCTGGACGATGGCTCATCCATCGAGGTGCCTGTGTTCAAGGCGAGAAGAAGCAAAAACCGCATGTGGTTCAATTGCCCCAAGTGCGGCAACAAGCGAACACACAGCAACGAGGCAGGATACAGAATGTCGCACTGCCTCGGTAGCGGAATAACTACAACAGCCTCAGTGCCAGATTGCTGGCCTGACGGATACATCATCGAGTGATGGCAGTCAAAAAAGCACAACGTAAGAAGGCAACGAACAAGCCTCCGGTGCCCGGGAAGGTGGTCAAGCTAACCGAGGATGAGATCGTCGAGAGAAAGGCAAAGCTGGATGAACTCTACAACGCTCCGGTGCAGATGCCTAAGAGTGTCTTCGATGCTAGGAGGAAGCAACTGGAGAAGAAAGGCACAGGAGCAAAGAGCGGTAGGCCAACTACCTACACTCCAGAAAGAGTGGAAAGCTTTCTGAAGAACCTGCGGAGTGGGCTGCCTGCTCATCGTGCTGCTGCTATGGTGGGGATTAGTGTGTCAGTGCTTTATAGGTGGTTAGACACCTACTCTGACTTTAGAGAAGCGCTCCTGCAAGCAGAGACAGAGTACCAAGCTTTTGCACTAGGAACAGTCAATGATGGCATAGCAAACGGAGACGGTCATTTGGCCATGAAGCTACTGGGAGCAAGGTTCAGCGATGAGTACGCAACCAGCAAGAAGGTTGATGTCAGGACGCAGCGGATCGAGTCCAGCATCAGTGCAGATCAGCTAATGAATCTCCAGTCAGTCAGGCTGAATACGGATGTTGTATCCGCAGCGAATGTGATTGAAACGGAAGAACCAGAAGCATCTGCTGCGAAACTCACCACAGACTCACCAGACAATGACGGTTCTGCTGAGAATGAAGGTGGGGGCACCCCACAGTCGGGGGGTGGTCATCACAACACCCCACCCCCAACTAAAGCCTCCCACACGGGGCTTTCTTCAGACACTCCAGCAGACGCTACTTCAGACACCCAGCAGGATGAGTAAACGCAGCAATAACAGCACTTTGAGGTTGGTGGCAGGTACGCGCACCAGACACCTAGTCAGACACCTAATCAGACAGTCATGCTAATCGGCATCAGCGGCAAGAAGCGCAGCGGCAAAGATACAGTCGGAGCGATGGTGGTGGAGTGGCTCAATGAGCATGGCTTCGATGCGGCACAGGTGGCATTTGCGGATCAGCTAAAGGAGGAGGTGGCTAAGGCTACCGGCGTGAACCGCAGGATGCAGGAGATGGACAAGGAGAGGTGGAGGCCGATCTTGCAGTGGTGGGGGGTAGAGTTCAGGCGGCACTACTTTGGTCAGGATTACTGGGTGAGCAAGATGACACAGAAGCTACTGGCGATGGACGAGGATGTCGCTGTGGTGACAGATGTCAGGTTTAGAGATGAGGCAGACTTCATTCGGGACAGTGGCGGCTTTGTGGTGCGCGTGGAGAGAGAGACAGGCTTGCAGGATGGTCATAGTAGCGAGACTGACCTTGATGGCTACAGCGGGTTCCAGACTACTCTGAGCAATGACGGCACACTCGATGACTTGGAGGAGAAGGTGTATCGCTTCATGAGCCAGATGCATGAGCGTGAGAAGGTGGCAATATGACACCTCCACCCCCAGTCCATACGTTTATCCTGACATGCAACCGTGGCGGCAGGTGGTACCGGCTGAAGGCGGTTTGTTCCGCTAGTGGCATGGAGACTAGGGTGCAGTTGAACTTTGAGCCAGATGATGAGTTTGAGGAGTTTGTGGATGACTGGAGGGTTCAGTGCATGGAGGAGTACGAGCATGAGACTGGGCTGGATGTGACGATTGAGGAGGATGAGTGACAGTCTTTGCTAGACAGAACGATGATGGCACCTGGCGACTGTGGACGAATAGCTTTGGCACAGACGCTCCTGCTGGCACGAGGTTGAACCGTGGTGGCATTTTTCCGTATGAGACACTTGGAGATCATCCTACGGAGCAGGAGGCCAAGGTGGCGGCAGGGAGGCTTCAGGTGTACTGGGATGACAGAGAGATGACGCTAAGATCGAACAGAAAGCGGAAGCACAGATGGACATAAGAGAGTACTACGACAAGTTCAGTGAGGCTTACTTGGAGCATTATGGCCCGGTGTTCCAGTCTGCTGTGTTCAGTAGAGACCCAAAGCAGTTTGCCGCTGTGATGATGGAGAGGGCGATAATTAGCCAGCAGCACAGTGTCTTGGACGTTGGTTGCGGTGTTGGCGGGGTTATGCTTGGGTTGATGCAGAACGGAGTCTTGGATGTGACTGGGGTGACGATTAGCAGCAGGCAGCGTGAGTTGGCCAGGGAGTTGGATGCTGATTTGAATGTGGAGGTGGCAGATTTTGCTGCCTGGGATGATCGAGGCAGGAAGTATGACAGGATCATACTGTGTGAGAGTTTTGGCTACTTGCCCAGACCGCTGGAGATGATTGCCAAGTTGGCCGGGTTGCTGAGGCCCGGCGGGATGATTTACCTGAAGGATGTTGTGGCGATAGATGACCCGGACTACATGCAGCAGTACGGTTTGGAGGCTATGCAGTCGCTTTGGGGCTATGCGGTTTACACGCTGCCAGAGGTGCTTTGTTTGTGGGGGATGCGTAGGATCGGAGGTAGCAACAATCTGTGGAGAGAAACCACCTGCAACGACTGGGTGCGGTTTGCTTTAGGTGAGAGTAGTTTCAGCAAAAAGCACAAAGAGTTGCTTGCGGAAGCGGGTATGAAGCAAATGCCGATTTGGGGCAACCAGATGCCGGTTAAGACTGTAGATTTTTTATTTTGTGGCAATAGATAGAGACGAACAGCAGTGCGTAGATATCGTTCTGGCCAACCACCCAGGTGATGAGTGGGTGTACACCAACGAGCGTTACAGCTATCTTGACGGCTTGTTTGTGCGTGGTGGAGTTATTAAGGCAG